TATCATTTGTTGAGGTGATTGTCAACCTATTTCCTGTTGTAGTTGCTGTTACTCTAGTAATACCAGCTGCCAAAATACTTGCGGCCGCTTCAGCTACACTACTTGGTCTTGGTGTGTCTGTAAATGACATCGGACCATATGTTGTGTTAAATCCGTTTAGTGGACCTGCTGTGCCTGTAATAGTTAAACTATCACCTGAACCTACTGCTGTACTACTTGTTGGTGTTTTTGTTATGAGCAATTGATCTGTGCCACTTACACTTGCAACAATGTTTGCTGGCAAACTTCCGTTTGCATTAATTAGGCCAGCCTGTATGGTTGGCGACATTGGACTGTCAACGTTACTTTGTATTAGTGCTGGTGAATATGTTGCTACACTTAATCCTAAATCTGTATTTGCTGTACCGGCGCCAATAACAAGTTGTCCTGCCGCATTATTCTGCACATCATATACAATTTTAATTGCTGTACCTGTATCACTTGCTACTAGTCTACCACTGGCATCACTTGCATTAATTAAAGTAACAATTTGTGCTCTAGTTAGGTTTGCTGTTGTACTAATTGGTATTGTGCCACCATTATACATGTTAATAGTTGCACCATTAATAAGTAAGTTCTTGCCTGTGTTATCTGTAATTACTGGATTAGTTAGTGTTCCTGTTGTAATATGAGGATTGCCATTTTCTGCCGCTGAACTATCAACTTGGTTTGTTAATGGCTGGTAACTTAGTGGTATTGATAAAGTATCAATAGTAATATCACTTGGAGAAGCTACTGTTTGTCCTGCTGTTCCTGTTGCTACTAGGTTGCTGAACACTCTAGTTGTTTCATCAAACCAAACGCTTATACCATCAATAATTGCACTAGCAGGATTACCTGCGGATTGACTTGCGTATTCAAATGTTGGACTAATTTCTGTACCAATAAATGTTAAATCAGTTGGTGTTGTATCATAACCAATACTTGACGCTTGTAATCTATAATAGACGCCGTCCTTACGAACTACATCTCTTCTCTTATAACTTGTTTGTCCATTCCATGTTGGGATATTGGCATAATCTGCTGTTGAATCATATGCTGTTCCGATGTTTGTAACATCAAAAACTGCTTTTTTCACTTCTGAGACTATAACCTCGCCTGCTGTTCTAAATCTATTTTCCTGTTCTAGGTGTGCTTGGAATGATATTTCCTCAAAAACATCTGATGTCTTTTTGTTGTTTACCCAATCAGCATCTGCTACTGAACCAAACTTAACTAGGTGTTTCTTTTGCTTAATGGTACCAACATCTAGAGCTATTTCAGTTGCGTTTACATTCTGTGTGTCTCCGAAGTGACTCATACGGAACATCCACTCTTCATTGAGTGATACTAAACTATCTCCACCATTTATTAGGTTGCTTCTAGCAAAACTTTGTGCTACTCTAGTTGTACCTTTGTCTCTGATCATACCTTTATAGAACTCACCAAACACGCTGTTTGGTAAATTAGTTTCTGTAATCCAATCTCTACCATAATTGCCAATAGTTAAACTTTCAGCTTTGGTTACTCCCTGATTTACATTTTCAATATCATAGTTATAGAAGTCATCAATTGATTGTACACTTGTATCCCAGTTCTCAACTACTGTCTCAGCAAACACTAGATAACCAGGAGCTCGTTTATTTCCGTCCCAGTCTTTTGTTCTTTGTCCTTCAATGCTGAGTCTATAATGTCTTTGATTGTTTACTGCATTATATAATACATCGTTGAACTGTGTAATGTTTTTAAATACTGCCGCATGTTCGAAGTTTACTTCTGCAAAACTAACACTACCAACTTCCATAAACGTATCGTCATTTACTGTGACTGTCAAACTGTCTGAAGTTCTGTCAATGAATACTTCGCTCTTATCAATTGCTTTTCCTGATGTGCTTAGTAGTCCGTTTGTTTTGTTTGGTAACTTGTCAAACTCTAGAATGTAACCGTGATTTGATTTATATGTTACTGCACTCCCAAGGAATACTGTATGTACATCTCCGTTTTCTGCCGTTACTGCCCAGGTCGCCAATCTCAATGCTTCAGCATCTTTATCTTCTTCAAATGTAATACCCTTTGATTCTAGGTATTGCCTGTTGCCTCTAATAAAATCATATATGTCTTGAATCTTTGCTAGTGTGCTTCCGAACTCAACAATACTTGCTGTAGTATTAAAGTTTTTATATTTCTTAACTGTTGATGCAGTTGTTACCTCAACATCAAAATAGTTTGTATCTTTAATACATTCTAAAATTTTAAATCTCTGTTTTGCTGAACTTAGTCCTGATACAATATAGTTGGTACCTGATTTAGTTATTGTAACATCACTTGCAGTAATAATATCTGTAGGAACACCACTATACATTTTTAGACTAAAGTCATTTTCATTAATTCTATATTCGCCACTAGGACCACTTTCAGTTTTAAATGTTAGTAGATTCTTATTTGTAAATCCAGATATTTTTTGCACTAACTGAGTATCCAAACTATAGTACTGTTGCTCTAGGTTATCTGTATAGAAGTTTCTGTCTAGATTATTCTTTTGTGCTTCGTTAATACCATTTGTTCTTTCAGCGATTTCAACTGTTTCAATTGCTAACTCTGTATATACGTTGGCTACTGATGAACCGTTAATAACATCCAAAATTGGTTTAGCGTTGTAATCAATACCTCTATTTGTGAGAGCTACACCTACTACTGTTCCACCCTGAATGTCCAGAGTAGCTGTTGCTGATTTTCTACTAACAAGATCTAATATATCAATTGTAGCCGCTGAAACATAACCAGTTGTTGAACTAACAACCTTAAGACTCTTAATCTTTTTACCATATATCTTTCCGCTGTATATTACATCTTTAGGATTAATAAGTTTATTTCCTACATGGTATACTTCCTTTGAAGTATTTGCATCAACAGTAGACTTAATTGTACCCGGTTGGAAGAATTCATTAAATGCTTCGTTTGGATTTAGTTTGACGGCAGTATCAACAAGTGTACTATGTCCTAAACTACTTGATCTCCATATAAATTCTACAGGACCCCAGTCACCAAATACAAATGGCGCCGCTTTGTCTACATTGGCAGGTGTGCCTAGAATCGCTGATCGAGCGACTAGAGCTCCACTTGAATTCACTGGACACTTTGTAGCGAAATCCCAATAAAGGTTTGCGTAGTTAATATTATTCTTTACGTCTGGATTTTCTGCAGGATTATTTACATGTCCTGTATTCAACGCTTTAATTAGGGCTGTACGCTTAGTTGCATCTGTCCAACTATAATATGTGTCCCACCAACTTGGTTTCATACTGTGTCCTAGCATATGCCAAGGAGTTAGGTGTGGTGTATGTGTTCCGAATAGAACTGTGTATGCACCTTTCCAATGTCCAGGTAATTTGTTACCAGTGAAATTATTTCCAAATACCATTGAATTATAATTCCAAGTTGTGTCGTCTGCATTGTCGTAATAGTTAGTAGGATTTAAACTAGTAACTCCTGTCTTTGCTTTCCAGTCTGCAAAATGTTGTTCTGCATATAGATCCATATCAGCAAGTTTATACCAATGTCCATTGGATAGTGAAGGCATGTACTTAACAGCACTCACTGTATTCTCATGTTCTACTATACCTGCGTATGCTCTTTTCTCTAATTCATAATAGGCCGCATTTACTACATCGTATCTTCTGTCAAGAGGATTATCCAACTTGGCGCCTGCTTGCATTTGATACTCACATCCATCATGTCCAATAATAGTTACGCCACCTACAATTTGTGGGTGTGTTACATTACTCATTCCTAACTTGGCGATACTTGCCGGAACATGACAATCATAATCCATATCATGCCACACAATATCTAGTGTTGGTGTTCCACTACCAGCTACTGGATTTATTAATAGTGTAAGTGTGTTACCTGCAAACGTATAATCAACATCTTTAACCAACATTCTTTGAACGTATGCAATTGATCCGTCTGTTAGTGTTTGTTGATCTGTTAGGTAAACATATACATGGTCTCGTTGTGTGAGATCACTGTTTGCTGTATAATTTGTTGTGTAAACTAACTGGGCAACTACACATTCTATAGTCTGTACCTTGTCATCATATGCGTAAACCATGTTACTAAACTGATGTAACTTGCTACCTTTTTTAGTTGAACTAATGGCGTTGATTGCATCATTAACAATGGCTTTAGTTGTTGTATAACTGTTTGTGCTATATAAACGTTTAACTTGGCTTTCAAATCTACGCTTGAATGCCCACCAGTCTCTACCCTGAGCCGCCAAACTTTCTTTAATATTAATTCTGTTGTCTGCATAATTTAAATCATGCATAATACTAGGCTCATTGTGTATGAATATTTCACCACCAAGTCCTGTTACTTTAGTTTTCTTATGTGAGTTATTGTTACCATATGAAAGTCCAGTAAAGTCAATTGTTGAGCGTATCTTACTTTCCCAATGTCCAAGTGTTTCAGTAATTGTTAAAGTTTCCAGCATTTTGTTTGTGGCATTGTGACTATGTGTTTCAACATCTAGTGTGTCACTACTCAATAGTTCTGAACTGTTACTGTAATATTCTACGTCAATTATTGAAGTGTCTGCTAGTAAACTGGCTGGTACTGTTATCTCTGTTGAACCAATTGTATATGAAGCAGGTGCAATCCATTTTCCATCAATATATAAATTGTGGAAGTGTGTATCCAAATCTGCTACTACAATAATTCTAGCAAGTTTATGTCCTACGCCTGTTGAGTATCCGTAATAGTATACTCCATTTGTACTAGGAGTAAAAGTTAGTGTTTCATTAAAACTATCGCCATTATTATCTGAGTATGCAACACCAGATGATATAACTGTTGTTTTGTCCTCAGCATAAATTTTTAGATTGTTAGTGGACGCTGATCCAATAAGATCGTGGAATATAGTTGCATCGCCATTTACTAGAACAATGTCAGGGTGTACTTTACGTCTTTCAGTTGTTAGTCCATCTGCAAACTTCTGTGCTACACTGAATCCATTTAGTTCTGCTCCAGTTCCGTAAACCCAATACGCTGTAGTTTTACGCCAGTTGCTGTGGCCTACTGATACTGTTGCATTTACTGTTCCATCAGTAACTATTGTTTGTGCTTGACTTTTTGCACCCGAATTCATTATACTAGGAACATACAAGTGTCGTCTATCAGTACCACTACCATATGCAAACAAGCCTTCTACGTTTCTAGTTCCACCAACTAGTCCACCTGAACTTGTGCTTACATTGTAAGAACTTGTTAGTGTATGTAGGAATGCTTCGAATACATAGTCTGCTTTGGAACCAGTATCTTTGTAAGTTAGAGCAAAGCCCAGTTCTGTATCTGCTGTTCCTGTGCCTATTTTATATCCGAATAGTTTGTTACCCACAAACGAATTGCCTGGATATTTTGTTTCATCTTTTAGCTCACAACCTGCATCGTCCCATACTAAAAATAATGGAGCCTGATTTTCTGCTGTTTTTTCTTGCCCGATTGTTATTGATGTTCCGTTGAAGAACAAATCTTTAAGTGCATACTTGAATTGGTTTGCTGTAATATAATCTGGACTACTGAGTGCAAGTAAACTATCACCAGTTGTCATAACAGTATCAACATCAAATATTCTAGTCACAACGCCTGAACCTGTTGGCGTTCCTGTTGCAAGGAAAACTGTACCTACTGTACTGTCTGCCGCTCCTGCTGTTGTAAAGTCTGTTGTACCTGCTGTTGTAATTTCATATACAAATCCTGAAGCTACACTTGTGGCCGCTATGCTTGGTGTCTTAACAATCTTATAGATGTTTTGATCATTTAGCAATACAAACCTTGAACCAATCTGCATACTAATTGACTTAGTCTTCGCACTAAGGACAGCTGATACTGGTCCTTGCCATTGACATGTCTCGTTTTTAATATTTCCAAACAAGTGTAAGTCTTGATTAAATTCTATAATTGGTCTTCTGGCTTGAAGTGCATCAGTAGTATGTGTTGATGCTTTGTAACCCAGTACCATACCTTCTAAACTTTGTAGTGTATCCTTATGCACCCAATAGTTTCCTCTGGACCAAATTGTTCCTGTGTCATCTCTTGTTGAGATAACCAAATAATCTTTTACAGAAGTTGTTAGGTAATCTCTATCCCAACTTTCACCGTCCCACATATCATTAACAAAGTCTTTTTGGGCTTGTGTTAAACTGGCTGGTAGAAGCTGAACCACACTAAAGTCTCCACTTGCTTCATCTTGGTATCTAGCACTAACTAGAACAGTAGTGGAAACTTGTCCATCTGCCGCAATAGAGGCTTGGTATATTTTAAATTGATCTAAGTAGCCGCCTTTGAAAAGTTTGGCTGTTCCAGTTCCGGCACTACCATTATTGGTAGCTCTAAACGTTACACCAACTGCGGCTGAACTTGCACCTAAGTTTACCCAGTTTGTTGTTCCTACTGATGTAATTTGATACACATCGCCAAGTTTAATTTGTGATTCTGTTTGTGCTACTGGTTGCATTTCTGGCCAGTCACTATCCAGTTTAAAGATCATATCATTAGATATGTATGACTTCTTTTCCTGTCCACCATCATAAAAGTATAAAAGTGGTGGTGCCGTATTTGCTATAACCTGTGTATTGTATGAACTAATAAGTGAGTGTATACTACTCAAACCTCTAGGGTCTGCTCCTTGGAAAGTTAGTGAACTAGCCCAAGTTGTAATTTTATCATTGTCCCAATACTGTCCAACAATGTCCTTGTATGTTGAATCGTCTGTCCATATTCTTTCATATCTAGAACCTGTAGTGTGATATTCTGTGTGTAATTGTAATTTAATGCTGTCGCCAACACCAGTAACCAAGTATGTGTTTAGAGTTACAGAACCATAACCACTCATCAACTTAATTAACATTCCATTTTCTAATTCAAATGTCTTATTATCATCTATAAATGTGTGTGCAGTTTTACCGTTGACATCTGTTAGTAGATCAGCAGTATATGTGCCTGTACCATTAGTATTATCACTCTCATATACTGGCATATCACTTACCCAATAATATGAATTGTAGTTTACAAACTTGTCATTGTCAATTGGTGGTGCGAAGCTGTAGGTCTGTGCATTGTAGGCACTATTATAATTGTAGTTGTCAAATTCTATACCAACACTATTTGCAATATCATCTGGTGTCAACATACTGTTAATTGTTGAATCTTCTAGTTTTGTTACAATACTTGGATCCAGTTGTCTATTTCTGCGTACTGTTGTTTTGCTTGCTTCCTTTAGGTATACATCGCCTTGTTTAGCAACGCCGCCTTGAGTACTACCAACATAAGCATCAATGTCTTCTAAGCTGCCCTTGGAGATCATTTGATCCAGAGTTGCATCCATCCATTTTTGATTTAGTGGAGTGTCAAAGACTGACGGTAAGTAGTCAGTTGCCTTGATCTTATTTGTTTTATAAGTTCCAGATCGCTTTTTATTTTCAGCAATTGTCTGTTTCTTGGATTCGTAGTTCTCGGACATTTTAAACCTTAAGCTGCTCTAATATTACTTTGTGTGATATTATCTATAATATCAATGTCTGTTGCTGACACATCAGGAATCAACAGTTCTCCTCCCATTGGTGTAATCTGGAAAAGATCTCCAAACACACTAGTAGACAATTGTGGTACAATAACAAAACTGCTAATGATACCTGCTAGTTCTTTATGTACATAAGCCGCCAGTTCAGTGAAGTAGAATGTTTCACCAAAGTCCCAATTGTCTATGTTAAAGAAGTTACCAATCTCTTCTACTACTTTATCTTTTATTTCATTATCAGTAAATCTTGTGCCTGGCACTTTGATAATTCTAAACTTTGCTTGTAGTGATGCATCTGCTTTGGCGCCAAATAATACTTTGTAATTTACTGGTCTGTAAATAATACTATCACTCATTGCCTTTTTACCTGTTTGCTGTGAGAAACTCTGCTTCAACTCATCAATTGTAGGCGGTACAGGTTTTACTAGATCCTCTCTAGTATCCTTTAACCAATTTCTATATGCTGTGTCGTAGTAACGTGTTAACACAAAAACATCTATTAAGTTTGTAAAACTAGGATCAACAACTTCATTATCTGCAGGAACATGTGTCCACTCAAAACGTAGATTGTCCTGTACGTTTCCGTAAGCAGTACCAGTTCCTAAACCGGCACCTGTCGCTGTAAATGTTACACCAACTGTATTTGCACTAGCACCAAGTCCAGTAAAATCTGTTGTACCTACTGTACTGATTGTGTATGATCTACCAACTACAAATGCACCAGCAGTTTCTACAGTAATACTATTGAAGCTATCTGGATCATCTGGTCTGTCATCATTGTTGTTATCCACTAGACTTAGAATAATTTTGTTTTGATTATATATTCCACTCTGGTCTCCCTGTGTGGCAAACTCATATCCGTATATGAAGAAGTCACTGCTTGGAAATCCAGTTCTAGTTAAGTCTTGTAATTTAACTCTATCTCTTTGTTTCTTATTGCTCTGTTCATTTAATTGAAATTCGTTAGTAATATTACTAAAGTCTATCTGCTTACTTTCCAGAGTATAACGTAAAACTCTAGTTGTTATATCCCATTTGTCTGTTGCACTAGTTGAATCAAATGCAATATGTATTGTCCAGTTATTATCTAAACTAACAGCATCAGCTGGATTGTAAGCAAAAGGAGTAGGGAAAGCCGTATCCACCGCACTAGGCAATGGATCTCTATCTATAATATCCCAACCCAAATTTAAGAAATCATACTTTAGTGCAAACGTTTGTCTGTTACCCAAGTACTCAATAATGTTAGCTCTTTCAGTTGGATCAAACTGCCTTGTATACGCTGGAATAATATACATCATCTTATAGCCGTTTGGAATTGTTGCATCAAGACTAATTGCACCAAAGTTTCTGTTTGCTGTTAGTCCTGTTGGGTTACCATCAGCACCATCAATACCTAATCCACTTGCAAAAATCTTACTTACTTTTGCCCACTTAACTGTGCCACCTGTTGCAAGTAATCCAGTCCCGGCATCTAATGCACTACCGAATTTAACAAGAGCACCTACTCTTAGATATTTTAAATAGTTGTTCTGTGTTTTACCAGTACGTTTGATTACGCTATCACTATCAGTAAAATATCCTGTGTTGGTATTACCTGTTTGTTGCCAAGTAAACGGAAATTTTGAATCTCCATTTCTATAAATGGTATCCTCAATAGTGTCAAATGTTCCTCTATACTCGCTGAAGTATAGATTAATTAGTTCGTCATCTTGAATAATCTGTTTAAGCAATTGATCAAAGACTGTACTAGGTGTCATGTCTGTTGCATATTTAACTTTAGTCTGCGTAGTCTTTGTTACTTTACCATCAGTTGCAAATAAGTTTAGATTAGTATACGCACCAGTTGGATCATTAAGCGTTACAAAACGACTATGTCCACTATGTGTTCTATTGATACTTTTAATTTTTCTAATATTATCGCTCTGTGTATACAAATAACTATTGTAATCATCTGCCGTGATCATGCGGTCCTGCGTTGCATAAATGCGTGGCGCATTTGTTTTTATATCGTCCAAACTTTCACTGCTACTAGCGTTGGTTACACTTTCTCTTAGTTGTACTGCAAGTACGGCTGTATAATTATTACCGTCTGCACCTGTATAGTCTATGCTAATACGTTTTGTTCCAATGTCATCAGGTCTTAACACATATGTTTGGTTCTCACTTTTACGATACCATATACGAATTATTCCTTTTGGTGGATTACCAAAACTTTTATCAGCAAAGCATACACTAATTTTATTATCTTCTCTTGTCTTAACGCTGTAAATGTCTCTAATACCTTGGTTAATAAAATTATAGTTTGCACTCTGTCCATAGATATTATCTACCTTAGTCCATTTTTTATTAACTGTTCCGTCTGCATTTACTGTCTGTACCCAAACGTCCGTTGAGTTGATGTTAATCTCATCTATGTCCAGCGTCATTCCACTTAGTGATTCAGTAATATTAAAATCTTTAAATGTTAACTGTCCTTGTTTGAATCCCACAAAGAAACCTGTGTGGTTACTGCTGATACTTTGTCCATCATTTTTATATTGGATACTAAATGATCCACTTGGATCAGGTGTATTTTCAATCATTGTCTGTTGCACTATATCGTAATCCAAACCAACAGCATTAAATGATACACTTGAACCCTGTGCAAGTCCAGTAAATGTAAACACAATCTGGTCTGCTGTATTGTTTGTATTATAGTATTGTGTAGCCACACCATTTTCTGTTACTTGTCTACGAGGACTACCGAATTGATTACTTTGTACAAACAGAGCATTCATTACTGTTGTAAAGTTATCTAGGTTGTCTGCTGTAGTTGTATTCTCAAACCGAATCTCTTCTCCACCAAGTGTTGTACCACTAGCGCCTATAACATTCTCGTTTGTTTTTATACTTGTAACTTTTAACAATCCAAAAGGCGTAACGTTTCGTCTAGGTTTGTATCCCAAAAACTCTGAGAGTTTAAAGACGCTGTCCTGTCTTTCTGCTGTACTTAAAAAGTTATTTCTGCTGTTTAGATCTACTCTAAATGCTAAGTTGTGTCCGAACTGTGCTATAACATCGAGGAGTGCAACAAATTCTGCACTTTCTACCCAATCACTATAGCTTTCCGGATAATTATTACTAATGTACTCAATCATTGAAGTACGGATAGTATCAAAATCATATGCTTGGAAGTTTGCGTTCACATAGGACTCATAAACTGCTTTATAATCCTCTGCCGCAAATAACCTGCTCTGTCTTACCTGTTGTGCCATTATTAAAACTCTGCCTCTGCAAATTCTCTATCGAACTTCAATCGTAATACTGTCTCTGTCGTAGTAGGCAAATATAACAATTGTATACTAATTGTAATTGAACTAGTATCTTCTTCCACTCTAACATTCTTAGTCATTAGACTGAACCGAGGATCGTAAGTAACTACGTCATTTACGTCTTGTTCAATTAGCTCTATTGTATTCTCATCCAATGGTTGAAATACATAAAAAGGCAACATGCTACCAAATGAGGGTTGACTCCATTTTTCACCCTTACGGATTTTGAAATGGTTGTCAAGGTCCTGTTTTGCTAGGTCCAGCTTAGTCATTTGCTTCGCTGATCTTTTCTGACCTCTTGTTGTGTATCCTATACCTGTGCTATTGTTCATACTAATATTTAGCTGAAAAAAACCGACGTTTCTAATTCTATACAGTTATAACTAAACTTTTATCAACAGATACTAATTCTTCAGGCCAAAATAGGAAATCACGCCAGGATTCGTCCGGAATATACAATGTGAACAGTCTTGCGTTGCGATTTATTTCATGATAGCTGGGTTGATAAGGGATTGAGATGGGTTGGATTAGTTTGTTGGACTTTGAACTGTTGCATGGCTTACATGCACTAGCACAATTTGTCCATGATGTTCTGCCTCCGTGGCTTTTTGGGATAACGTGATCTATTGTTAAATCTCCTTGCCGGTGTTTTGTGCCACAGTACTGACAAGTATAGTTATCTCTTATAAACATGTTTCGCCTGGTAAATTTTGCTCTCGTTGGTAGCTTATGATAACGATTAAGCATTACAATACTTGGCATTGGCATTACGAAGTTTTCACTATGCAAGGGTTTATCCTCATAGCTCTTTACAATTTTTATCTTATCGGAAAAATATGCTTTGACGGCACTCTGCCAACTAATTGTGCTTAGTGGCAACAGGCTTAAAGGCTGTGCATCTGCATTAAGTAATAGTACACTCATGTCAATATTTATGTAGACAGATTTGCTAAGTTAACAATTTGCCTTTTTCTAGATTGTGTCATCTTGGGTAAGAATCTATTTGTTTCTTTATAGTATACATACTCTGCTTGGTTTAGAGATTTAGTTGTCTCAAATCCATTAGGGTATAGTGTTCTAATATTTTGTAGTCCTTGTGCTTTAAGTAATGCTCTTGATTTGATACTACCATAGTCAGCCAACATCATAATCTTTGCTTCTCCCTGACGCACTATTCGTTGATTGCCACTCAGCACTAGAGCGGTTGCAACAAATTGCCATTGTTCATTCACGATGTAACTGTTTATCTTAAACTGTCTATCCGGTGTTCCTGTTTTTGATATATCACCAGTAAAATAGAATAGACTAAACAGAGCATCATAATTTGTTTGACTTATAAGTGATAGTGGTAGGATCTTTTTAAATGCTCTCTCTTTGTTTTTTAAGTCTTCAATAAAATAACTATAGGCTTCTGATTCTGTTAGTCCATTACTATCATTACCATTTGAGAATCCATAACCAATAACTGGTAAACTGTTTACTGTATATACAAATGGTGACCAGGATTTTTGTTTAATTATATAACTTATAACACTGGTGCTTGCTTCTAGATCTGTCAGCGGTATTTTTGTATCTGTCATTGTACTGTTTAGATTTGTAAACAAGTCAAACTCTACCAGATCGTTTTCTGATATTGTGTTTGATAATGTATAGGTTCTTGGCATCTTAAGTATTACCCTCTGAATTTCTAAACTTTTCTTCTTGTTTGTTTACACCCTTCCAAGGATGATGTTCCGGAACTCTGCTTGCCGCACTTGAC